CCAAAAAACAGCGCGCCGCCCTCGTCTACGTCTTTGGATTGGCCTACTCAGGACGCCACGAAACCGACGGCTTCGTGCCCAAAATGGCCCTGCCATTCCTCCACGCCACACCAGCTGACGCCAACGCCCTCGTCGATCTAAGGCTCTGGCACCACACCGAAGGCGGCTATCAGATCAACGACTGGGACGAATATCAGCCCACGTCAGAAGCGTCACGGCACCGCCAAGAAAGCCTCAAGCGGGCCAGCCGCAAAGGCGGCTGCATCAAGAACCACGGCCCCAACTGCGGATGCTGGAAGACCGACCCCACACCTGCCTAATGCCACATGCCTCATGCCACCTGGCACATGGCAGTGCCATGACGAGTGCCTACGGACGGACGGACGGACGGACTTACGGACGTAGTAGTTACTTCCGAGGAAACATGACTCTTAGTTACGCGCGCGAAAGGAAACCAAATTGAGCGCCGAAACCAACTGCCAACTCCCCCACCGCGAACCCAAAAGCGCCGTCGACGGCACCCTCGTCTGCCCCGGCCACACCCGCTGGCTCAGAGAATCCATCGACGACGTCGTCATCACCTACGCCCTCCTCCCCGATTTCTACGAGCCCGGCACCGCCGTAGACGACGGCCACCAGGTCAAAGGCAAGCGCGTCGACCCACCCGCCCCCGTCCGCCTCGACGTCGTCGCCCTCCTTGACCGGCGCACCATCGCCCGGCACCCCGGCGACATCGTTCCCGTCCTCGCCATCCTCGAGGCCTGGGCGCGGCTGGTCCGCGAGGAGCGCAAGGTCCAGCCCTGCCGAGCCCAAGCCACCGTTACAAGCGAAGCCGGCACCCTCCTCGGCCATCTAGACTGGATCATCTGCCAGCCCTGGGTGGACGAGCTCGCCCGAGAGATCCGCGAAGTCAAGTCCGCACTCCACTCCGCCATCGGCGACCACGCACCCCGACCCGTCGGCACCTGCCCAGTTATTCACCCGGAGGTTGGTGAGTGCGGCGGCAAGCTCTACCAAGACCGCTACGGCGGCATGAGTGTCACCTGCCGCAAGTGCGGGGAGACCTGGGGCGAGACTGAGCTGCGTCGCCTTGGTCTAATGACGCAGGCGATTTGACAATGACGTTTGCATCGTTCATTCTGGTGGTGGCGAAGTATGCCTGCACCCGGTTAGCCGATCACGGCTGCCGGGTTCTGTCATTCAAGGGAGAGGACATGGCGCAACAGACCAAGCCCCGCGCCAAGCCCGACCCTGCCCAGCCCATCGTCACCGTCGAAGACATCGACGAAGCCCTCGTCTACACCAGCCTTCGTGCGCAGCGCGACGACGACTGGCACCGATGGGCCGACGCCCTCCTCGACCAGCGCAACCGCATCGCCCGTTCCGGCCCACGCCGCGAGACCAGAGTGATGCAGCCCAACGAATACCCAGAACGCTAGTGATCCGCCGACCCTGCCTCGACTGCGGCACACTCACCACCAACGCCACAAGATGCGAACCATGCCGACTGGGTAGGCAACGCCAACGCCAACGCGGCCCACGACCCCACTACGGCGGCGATTACCGCAAGCGAGCCAAGCAAGTAAGGCAATCCAGCTGGGGGTGCTGGCTATGCGGCAGGGACACGCTAGAGCCAGGCGACATCTGGACAGCAGATCACTTGATACCTGGAGACCCGGCCTCCCCGCTTGCAAAGGCTCATCGGTCGTGTAACTCACGCAGGGGGGCCACCCCCCTCCCTCCGGCATGACCGGGAGCGGGTCGGAAACTGCGCGGGCATGAGCGCCGGTTACCCGCTGAGTATGCATACAAACGGCGCCGCAGGTTGGGCGGCAAAGGTTGGAAACAAGCCATGACAAAACTCTGCGCAATTTGCCATGCCCAATTTGATGATCCACCTCGTCGCGGCAGGCCCAAGCTCTACTGCTCGCGGCATTGCCGGATCAAGGCTGCCTCAGCTAACAAGCGACCAGGCGGCGAGGTTTGGAATCCTGAGCATCGGGCTTGCGATGTTTGTTCTGCTGCATTCGTGCCATTTAGCAGCCGCAGTCGGTTCTGCTCTGGCGCTTGCCGAAACGAGCACTACGGGGCAAGAACTAGGTCTGACGTAGTTGCCATCGTCACGACGTGCATGGCTTGCGCTAGCACGTTTACAACTCGACATGCACGCAAAAAGACGTGCGACGACAAATGCAGACAGGATCTGCAAAATAGGCGCAAGCGCGAAAAGGACTACGGCGTAGATCCTGGGATAGACGGCAAATGCACGGTGTCCTTCCAGCATTGCCTTGGCTGCCATGATTTGGTGTGCTCTCGCCGAGCAGGCGGCAGAACCTACTGTCCGCCATGTGTAGATGCTCGACGCCGTTGGCACGACACGAAGAAGAACCACAAGCGACGTGCGGCTGGGCAAATCACGATTTCTCGGCAGGAACTGGTCGCCTTGCGGGGCTCCAAATGCCACATCTGCCGGCGCAAGATTGACCTTCGCCTTGATGGCTTGCATCCGATGGGGCTGACGATTGACCATCTTCTGCCGGTGAGTCGGGGCGGCACAAATGACGTGTCTAACCTTGATGTTGCTCACCGGCGCTGCAATATCGCGCGAGGGAATCGAGGCTACTTCCAGTTGGGTTTGGAGAGCGATGCCTGGGCCGCCTCCTAAGCCAGCCGAGAAGAAGCGTGCCTTGGGCAACCCAGGCAAGCGCGCTTTGCCGTCAGCGAAGAACTTGGTTGCCTTGCCTCAAATGCAGCCTGATGTTCCTCGGCACCTAGGGCCAGAGGGTGCCGCAGTTTGGCGCCACGTCATGGACAAGGCCGGAAAGTGGCTGGCGGAGACTGACGCGCCGATCTTGCTTTTGCTAGCTGAGGGCTACGACCGGCGAGCATTTATGTTGAGGGTGCTGGCCGACGAGGGCTGGTCGGTTATGACTGACAAGGGCTACCCCTACAAGCATCCGCTCGTGTCGCCTCTGGCCGAGCTAGAAAAGCAGTTGTCGTCATGGCTGTCCCTCTTGGGCTTGACTCCAAGTGATCGATCTCGGCTGGGCCTAGCGGAAGTCAAGGCAGCGTCCACGTTGGAAAGGTTGCAAGCGAAGCGCAACAAGTAGGGAGCCTCTGCGCATGGCACCCAGAAAGATAAAGGGCTGGCCGCCGGCCATCCTGACTCCTGTTTCCGCGGCCGATATCAAGCGCGGCGACGGCCCCCTAGTCACCGAATTCATTGAGGCGTTGTGCCCCCAGGTGAAGGACTCGGTCGGCGGCCGGGCTGGTGAGCCTTTGCTGCTGCGACCTTGGCAGCGCAAGCTGATGGATCACCTTTGGGCACGTCGAGCCGATCAGCGCTTGAGGGCCAAAGTTGCCCTCGTCGGCTTGAGCAGGAAGAACGGAAAATCGGCGCTGGGCTCAGGGATCGCGCTGTACGGACTGTTTATGGGTCCGCGAGGCGGCGAGGTTTATTCGTGCGCGGCTGACCGGGACCAGGCGCGCATCGTGTTCGGCGCTGCCAAGCAGATGGTGGAGATGTCCCCGGACTTGGCTGAGCAGGCGAAGTTGTATCGGGACGCTATCGAGATCCCGGCGACGGGCTCGGTGTATCGGGTGCTTTCCTCCGAGGCTTTTACGAAGGAAGGCTTGTCGCCGACGCTGGTCGTTTATGACGAGCTGCACGCCGCTCCGAATCGTGAACTCTGGGACGTGATGACGCTGGCGCAGGCCGCGCGCTACGACGCCTTGACCTTGGCGATTACGACTGCTGGGGTGCGGACGGATTCCACGGGCCAGGACTCGGTCTGTTATGGCCTGTACCAGTACGCCCAGCGGGTCGCGGCCGGCGAGGTCGAGGACCCGTCGTTCTTCGGCGCTTGGTGGCAGGCGGACCCGGACTGCGACCACCGCGACCCAAAGAACTGGCAGATTGCCAACCCTGGGTACGGCGACATCCAAGACCCCGAGGATTTTGAGTCTTCGGTGAAGCGGACCCCGGAGGCAGAGTTCCGCACCAAGCGCACCAACGTCTTCGTTTCCTCGCAGCAGGCTTGGTTGCCGCACGGTGCTTGGGATGAGTTGCCGACGATGGCGCCGGTGGATGACGGCACCCCGGTCGTGCTCGGCTTCGACGGTTCGTTCTCGGGTGACACGACGGCGATTGTCGGCGTGACGATTGAGGAGACCCCGCGCGTCTGGCTGGTTGATATGTGGGAGAAGCAGCCCACCGACCGCGATGACTGGCGGGTGGACATTGGCGGCGTTGAGGCTCGGATCTTGGAGACGTGCGGCCGGCTCAATGTGGTTGAGGTTGCGTGTGACCCGTACCGCTGGCAGCGGTCGATGGAGGCACTGGCCGAAGCCGGGGTTCCGATTACTGAGTACCCATCAAGCAGCCCAGCTCGCATGGTCCCATCGACGGCCAAGTTCTTTGACGCGGTGGTATCAGGCCAGGTCGCGCACGATCATGCTCCCGCTCTTGCCCGCCACCTGGACAACTGCGTCATCAAGACCGACCAAAAAGGGCCCCGAGTCGTGAAAGAGCACCGGGGCTCTCCAAGAAAGATCGATGCCGCGGTCGCGGCGATCATCGCTTTTGACCGGGCTACCCATCGCCGCGAGGCGGAGCCCGAAGCACCTGTCGCCAGTTTCTTTTCCGTTTAGGAGCGTCTATGCGCATCGCACTTGCTTTGCAGATTGCTGGCTGCGCTGCGCTCATTGTCGGGTGCGCCCTTGTGGCGCCTTGGCTCGGTTTCGTTGTCGCTGGGGTCTGCGGCCTGGCTTTCGGTGTCGCGCTTGAGAGAGGCCTCTGATGCTCGGGAACTT